CCATAAATGGTCGACCTCTTTAGCCTCGCCACCGCACGCATAGCAGGTGTAGCCATCACGTGCAAGCACCATCAAGCGTAGCTTCTTCCACTGTCCAGTGCCTAACGCACGTTGATGTTTAGCCTTCTTATTAACCACTAGTGCCAGCCCTTGCGCTTGTAATGATCGAGGGCGTTGCACATAGAGCCATAGCGATTGTAGTTATACTTGATACCCCAATCAATTTGCTTGGTCCCACCAACAGTAGCCAGGTACTTAGACTTGCCTTGTGGTATGCCGTAGTGTGAACCATTACGTGCCATAGGGTTTAGACGACTTTCAGCTGTGTATAGCTCTATTAGGCAGTAGGCTTCTGTAAAATCATTCAACTGTATCAGTATATATTGCTTGTAATGGGTAGGTTTGTAATTCTCATATGCTGCTACGGACTCAATCATTAAAGGACTTAATGTATAACATATACACAAAGCGATGCCCAACCCCAACCTTGCGAGCTGCCCCGTTGGGGCTCGCCTTTTGGCCCTTAAGGCCAATTGCGTTTTAGGGTAGCATGCGAATAAAAGCATCATAGCATAACCGCAGGTCACACGGCGTGGCATAAGTAGGGAATGACGCCATTGTCTAATTCATCCTCTAACCACGTTTCACTAAAGCCAGTGCCTTCAATCATATTGATACCCATCCTGCATACTTAGCCTCTGGATTATCCAGTAGCCACTGCTTGCGTAGATCGTTTTGGTAGGCCCAGTCGATGTCCGTCATCGTATCCTGTGTAGCTTGAATCTATTTATTGCCTGCACAGCTACTTCGCCTATCCCGTAAAGCGCCGTATTAAAGGTAATTGTTTTACGAGTACCATCGGCCCGATCAAACTTATGATTATAGGCAATCGGCATAACGGCATCAGCGTGGTTCCATAGGTTGAACCACCACCGACCATTGGTGAAAGGTACCAGGGCAATACCGTTGTGGTGCGATAAGAACCTATCTACCCAGGGCGTAGGCTTGGAGTACGGTGGGTTCATATAAACAAGGCCAAACCACGGCTGAGCTAGCCCATCATCTTCAATGGTATATTTATTTTTAGCTGGTACAACACCGCCTACTAGTGGCGAACAAGGGTCAAGATCAAATTCTAGGCCGAGGCCGTTAAATATCCACTGCGATGTATAGTAATCATCTCCGCCTGAGTTGCGTCTACCTGTAGGCATTACTTCTCCTTTATTAGTGCGCAAGTGTGGCAGACCACGGTGTTAAACTTCCAACTACCACACTTATCACATCGAACTATGTCCGAGTCAGGAATACTAAGCGCTTCGGCAATGTTTTTGACGCCGACACACCCACAATCTGTGCATTGATACGCCTTGAAGCCTTCAGGCGTTGCGTAGCCGTCAAGCCACAGAAACTCTGTGTTGCGCTTGCAGCCGTTGCACTTAAATTGTGGGTGCGACATGGTAATGTTCCTTTACTTTACTGCCTGCAGTGGCACTGAGTACATACCAAGAAATTACCATTATGTATAAGCCTGTCATCATTACAGGCCATACATTTATCGGTACTTAGGTTCAGGCTTTCTTTATCATCTTCTAAACGTAATGTAAAGCCTGATCCGTTAATTATCTCTAAATAACCCACTATTCACCTCCTTTACCATCCTCGGCATCTGATGGAAAGTAGTACGTGCCGTTATCCATAATCTTTGCCCACTTGGGCGCACACTGCTCTGCTTTAGGTGCAGGACATACATAGCCGTAGTAAGGCTTCTGCGTAGTCTTGCTAAGACCTTCTAGCAATTTCATACTTCCATGCTTACAGTTTTGCGTAGCTGGTGGTGCAAAAGGAATTACATTGCTTACCTCACCTATGGACCAAGCTGTTGGTTCTTTCTTGTCGGCTGCAAAAGATGCACGTATTACATCCTCAACAGCTCTAGCTCGTGAGCCAGGCGGTGAATAATTAGTTGCCTCTGCCACCTTCGTCATCTCCTCTCGGCTAGCTCTCTTGCCTTTAGCCGCATAACCTGCGTTTGCAAGCGCCCTGCCGATCGCTGAAGTCTCAGCATTCTCCAGTGCAGAAGTTGAATTAACACCCCGATCACTAACGCTCTCGCTAGCAAGCCCAGACGAGAACGGCTTCTCATCGGTGCTCTTCTTAAATAATTCAGCACTAATAATGTATCTAGTGTCGCTGGCCTGTTCAATCTTTGTTGCCACTCTTCCATCTGGGTAGTCCTTCCAGTATTTTTCCAGTCGGCTTTCGACCGTCTCGTAATCGGCTAAATTAAATGCCATCATCCCACCTTCCTAACTCATCTTGCATAGCTTCATGCACCGTTTTACTGATGGCTATGTATCCGAGCGCATCGGTGTAATTGTCCACGTTTTCACTATCCTCAGCTGATCGGCTGATCTTGACCAACGCCATGCACATTGCCACTTGGTTTGGTTGTAATGGATAACCAGTATAAGCACTCCACAATTCGGCAATCCGCTTGTGGTTGTAGTAAGGATGCCCATAACTCTCGCCTCTAGCATGGATAGTTTTGATGACGTCATCAAATAACTTTTCAGTCTTTGTCATAGTCAAATACCTCATCGGTCTTAACTTTATTAGCAATCATTCGGCGATGCATATCCCAACCAACTGCCCTGCCACGCCAATAACCCCGATTGTAAGTTTCGGTTTGCCATAAATTAAGTGCGTAGGCTAGTAAGCCCGTTGCTATCATGAACCATAAAATGGTGATTCCATTAATTTTCATGCGTTCACCAGCGTTTTGCGTAGATGGCAAGGGCTGGCGTAGCTTGTTAACAGTACCCAATCGCCCGTGCCCTCATCGCTATGTATAGCGTGATGAGATCCCATTACATTTAAAAAGGCTTGTGCCATTTTCAAAGCAGCGTAATTATCAAACCAGTACGCATATTTCCAAGTTAGCAATGGCGCAGGTTCAAATCTATCTACCTGCTTTTCCCAATCCTGGCCGTTCCATTCCATTGAAGTAATCCATAGCTGCTCAAAGTCAGCCGCCTTTATATCAATCTGTATTTTCATTTGTAGCCCGTCTATACCAGTACTGTGCTTCGTGGTACGGGCTTAGTATTGCACCTGTGTATGACTTTGTGGATTGTTTTAGTGCATATTTGTATAACGGTTTGGTAACGTTTTACCTGTAATACCTGCCCAGTGCGGTAAATGAGCCATCCCTCGGATCAATAGGCACTAACGTGGGTGTTAGCGTCTTTCCCTCGGCTTCGAGTATAACATAACCATTCTGCCAATTGGCGCTGTTATACCGAATATAGCCTGCTTTCTTGCGATCCATAAGGTTCCCACTCTCTACCCCGTATAAGGCCCTGTGATGGCCGTTTACGCCCTCTGTGTAGGCACTCATGCCCAGCCTATGAGAATGTCCTGCTAAAACTGATTTACCAAACTTCTTGGCCAGATTCAGCGCCGTAATACCTGCTTGCTGACTCATATTGCCTTCATCGCCGTGGCAAAGTACCCAGTCAGGATAGAACTCATAAGCCTTGCGGTGGTAGGTCATACCCATGTCGGCAAACCCCATAAAGGCTGGGTACTGTAGCTCTGGTAGGTTAATTAAACCTGGTACTTTTAATAAAGTGTTGTATAAGCGATCACTATGATTAGAACGGATAATGTGCATTTCTGGACTGTACTCACCGATATCCCACAGGATCTGCTTACATAGCTCACGATCAGCGTGTAAGTCCTCGCTATAAGCCAAAGGTGTGCCTTCGCTCCATTTACTAATCGACTGAAAGTCAATCTCATCGCCAACCACAAGTACAGAGTCAAACTTCTCTCGTCTCGCTAGCTTGATTATATTGCGCACGGCAGAATCCAATTGATATGGCACCTGCAAATCTGAGATTACTAGCCACCGCTTAATCGTCATCCTCATCGTCATAAGGATCGATCACAGGAATGATGCCGTCTTTGCCCGTGATCCAATCTGGCAATGTGCGCTGGTCTGTTAGCAACCAGAAGGCACGCTCAGCTGTAAAGCCTGCAGCTATGGCGGCCTTATAGCAGGTATGTAATGCAATATAATGTTGATCTAGTTTACTTAATGGCTCTGCCATCTTACGCACTCTACGCTTGATCGGTTTCTTGCGTTTGCGGGTTGTAGCCATAATCAGATTATCGCTCACTAATTGCAATAAAGAGATCATCAACACGCTTTTCTAGCCTTGTTAACTGATCTTTCATGCTGAGTCCACCATTAGGCCGTAGCTCGTTTAGCCAGCCTTTAACTATAAAACGTAATCCGATGAGACCGCCTGATAGCACTGCGATAATGCCAGCACCAAAGCCAGCCCATTCTTGTAGTGTCATGCTTCATCTGCACCGATGCCGTAGGCACTGTCGGATTTGTCTAAAGCCCTAGCTGCTGGACCTGCGAGCGCTGATATAACCACAGCTAATACAGGATCTAAACCTAATTCATTACTGGCTAAGAATGTTAAGAATGATACAAGCACACCCCTGAAGTATGATTTTAGTATTGCTTTTTGTTTATCACTTATCTTCATATCTTGCCTCCTATTAGTGGTATGTCAAACGGTCTGCCGTCTGTATCTCCTGCTTTAGTAAAACTAATGTGTATGTGTTTTGTGTGTGGGTTGATGCCTTTGTATTTGCGCCATTTATAGTTTAAGAGTTTAGAAGCGATGTGGTGCTGGAAGATGACGTATGATAAACGTTTATCGGTTTTCGCACACTGCTTGATCTGGTCAGCCAGATAAGCTGCGATCCCCTCTGGCTCACCCAGGCGAGAATCAATATCAATGGCTCTGACCCACCCCTGCTCATCTGGATTATGATCTGATTTTCTGGTGGCATGGCGACTATCGCCCACCCACCCATCACTGGCAGTACGCCTAACTGGAAACCACGTATCAATTTGATCTCTTAACTGCACACCAGCTGCACATAGTTTAGGCTTCATTAACTAAGAAGTAGTTTTGCTTCATCCTCAGTTATGCCTAAACGCTGAAGGAGTGCAGCCTTAGCCTGAGCCTTCGCTTCCGCTTGAAATTGTTTGTCTGTATTGTAGGCTTTTAAACCATCCTCAATTTCTTTTGCAGTTGGTTGGTCCTGACTTTCATCAAGCCATTCTAATACATTATCCCTAATTACAAACTCTGCATTTGGTCTAATAAATAAAATTGCTTCTGCTTTTTCTGTTTGATTCATTATGCACCTATTTCTAATAATGTTATTACTGAGGCGAATCCACCATCTTGGGCTGTAACTGTAAAACTATTTCCGCCACCTCTGCGTGCTTGCGTTTTGTATGTTGTTGATGATGTTGTTGCTGGACTGTCTAAAAATGATGTGTTAAACATATATTTCCGATACATACTTGCACCACTCACTGCTATATTTACTTCCTCTGTCAAGCCCGTACTTCCAGCAGGGTTGTAAATATTTGTTGAGCCTCTCAACAATGCCACACCAATAGTTGCTTGGCCATTATTTTCTGATCCAATAGCAAAAGCAAAATACTGAGTCAGTAAAACCAAAACTTTACTTGATGCGCTGCTTGGTGTTATTGAAGCGGTTAAACTGGTATCGGTTAATGATGTTGATGTAGTAGATGTAGCTGTTGTAGTAGTTGCGCTAACTACCTGTAATACTTTGCCACCACTAGCAGGTGTCGCAAACTTTAATCCTGTTGCCTCTGTACTATCCGCTGTCAAGACTTGTCCGTTTGTGCCAACAGCAAGGCGTGTATCGCTTGTGCTAAAAGTAT